GGGAGCCGGTGATTCTCCCGGCGCGCTGGGCGTGCCAGGCGGGGGTGCGTTGTTCGGTCATGATAGGGGGATGCTCCGTGTGTTGATGGGGCAAGTAAAAAAGCCCCCGTGGGGGCTGGGGTCAAAATGGGATCGATGCGTCGTCGTCATCAAATGCCACAGGCGCAGGCTTCGCCACAGGCTTGGGCGCCGGTGCCGGTGCTGCGGCTGGGGCCTTGGCGGGCGACACGGCGTTTACGTGGTTGCCGGTCTTGTCGTTCATTTCCCACACACCCAGCTTGAGCACCATCGGCCGATTGCACAGCGTTGCCAAGCTCTGATCGCTCGGCTCCTGCTCGCGGTTTTTCTGCATCGAAGCAAACAACGCGCCGCCCGCGTTCGTGCTGATCGCGGCCAGCATTCGCTTGGCCTTGTCGGCTTTCGCCTGGTCTTGATCCAGTACGCGGATTTTCTGGAAAATCACGCGGTTTGCGTACTCGGCAGGTTTGGCGATGCGCCACTTGACATTGATGTATCGGTCGCCCTGATACTCTCCCCAGCTTGCTTCCTCGGCGCTGGCCAGCACTGCCGTGTTCTCAGGGATCGGCGCAAGCGTGCCGCCGCCACTCTCAAAACTTCCGTTTTGCTGGACTTCTTCGCCGGTCGATGTTTGCCAAAAGCTCATGGTTTATTGCTCCGTGTTGTAAAAGCGAATGAATGGGATGATCGGGTTTTCGCCGTGCGGCACGTCGATTTCAGACGGCATACCGTATCGGTTTTTGGCGTCAATGTAGCCAACATGGCCGTCGCCAGTGGTCACGAGTTTACGGTCGCCAGACTGGATCAAGCGGCCGAATTTCGTGGTCTGGCCCTTACTGTTCGACGCCGCGCCCTGCACGAATTCGTCTTTGCGCAGGTACAGCACCGCATCGGATTGGCTGGTGTAGACGCTGCTGGACTGCGAATCCATGCCAATCGAAAACACCGAGTAATCGGACGCAGAATCGGGTCGGTTGCGGATCTTTTTGATGCCGCTGTGCGCCAGAAACACGATGCCCATTTTCTTGGTGGCCCGTAACTGCTCGCATTTGTAGACAAATTCGGCGTGCCACTGGGCAATCTCGGCAAAGCCCTTGTGAAAGCCCCCCGACGCATCCGCCACCGTATTGACGCCATCTCTCAGGGCGATCTCATGCCCGAAAAGCATATCAAGCGTGGTGATCGAATCCACAACCAGCGTGCGGTAGTCGTGGTCCTCGTCGATCAACTCTTGCACCATCTGCATCAGCACCGTGCGGGTGCTGCGCTCGGCGGTGGCTTTGGGCAGTCGGGGCATCAGGGCGGGCTTTGCGTCGTCGTCCCAATTCTCGAAAACAGCCGCGCCGTCTTCCGACTGGATCACAATCGCGCCGGGGAACAGCGCCCCAAGAGTGGTCTTACCCGTGCCGGGCAGGCCCACCAGCGTGATCATCGGCGGCTTGGCTTCTGGCTTTTTGGCTTTGGCAAGAAAGCTCATTTCTGTGCCTCCTTCTCATCCAAAAACTTCCGCAGCGCGTTCAGCGTCTTGATAGTCGGGTTTTTGTTGGCCCCGCTGATCAGGGTGTTCAGGGTGCTCGGCGACACGCCGGTTTTGTAGCAGATTTCCACGCGGTCATGCTTGCGCAGTTCGACGACGAGTTCTTCGATCATTTGGAGTTGCTCCGTTTCAGTTGATGTGCAACCATCATATCATTTATCTTCGGCTGTAGTAGGAAAAGACCCTACCCTTCGCACTGGTTCTCGATTCGACCTGCAAGCGGTCGGTGCTGACCAAGTGGTCAAGCGCGGCTTGGATGGGCTTTGGCCCCATCTTGCGCCCGCCCCTGATCTTTTGCCGCAGCACGCCGGGGGTGATCTCGCCCGCTGCATCGACGGCGGCCAGGATTGAGGACACCAGGCCATCTCCACGCTCCTCCGAGTCGGACGAGTCGATTTTTTCGTCTGCTTTGGCTTTTGCGATCTTGGCATTGGTCACTTTTTTGACCAGCTCATGCGCCCATGCCATCTCGACCGCCGTGATCACCCCAGTAGACGCGGCAAGGATGCCCGCCACCTTGATGACCAGCTCCGTGGCCCCCAGCGCCTGCGAAGCCAACCCGCTGCCCGTGTCGCGCTCCGTGAGCGCCACCGTGCGCCAGTATTGCCGCACGCTTTGCAGCATCGCGGCGCCGTCGTCGGCGTAGCGGATGTAGAGCCAGTCCCCGCCGCGCTCGATGCGTGCGTGCGGGTCATTGGACGCCCCGCCACCGCCCCGCATGGCCAGCAAACGCATGAGTACGTGTTCGGGCATGGGGCCGTTGTAGACAAGATGGTCAGGTTTTTCCTCGGGCACGTCTTCGGCCTCTGCAAAAATCAGCGCCCGGCCCAGTAGGCCGCCGGTCATCAGCCATGGGTCGCTGTTGATGGCCTTGTCAAACGAACCCGGCTCAGAAAGTCCAAAGAAAGACAGCCACGGCTCCACAATCCCGTTTTCGACTTTCGCCCGCTGGGCAAGTGCCCGCGCTACGTCGGAGTCCGGGAATTCGCGGGCGTAGTCGGCCGGGGATTCGCCGTCGCCCAAATCCGCCGACTTGACAGCCCGTGCAATCTCTTTATCGGCCTCGTCCATCAACTCGCGCTTCACGTCGCCGCTAACCTGGTGGACGCCAGTGGCCTCCGAATACATCGCGATCAACTCGGCCATCAGGTCTTCGAGGTAAGGCGTCTTGCCACCGCTAGACCCGGCCAGCTTTTCAAGCTGCTTGCCGAATTCGTCATACGTGTAGATCACGGGCTGGTGGTGGATGGCGTTGCGCACCAGCTCTTGCGAGGATTTGAATTTGCCGTGCTCGGCTCTGGCCAAGCCCAATGCCCGGTTTGCCTCGTTGATGCACCGTTTGACCGCGCCCTTACCCGACCTTGACGCAGCAATGGCAAAGGTGATCAGATTCAGGCTGGTATTGCGCCCCGCGACCAGATAATGCAGCCCCGCCGCATTGCTGACGATCTGTAGCGCAGCGGCAACGGCCAGGTTTTCACGGGGCATGGCGCATCGTGAATTGATCCAGTCGCACACCTCCCCCACGATGCCGGGCGGTTTGAGCAGGTCAATCCCCCGCGCTGGCTGTGCGGGCTCCTCGATCACGCCCCAATCCGTGTCATCGGCAAATGTGACCGGTGCAGACCATCCATCTGCCCTTGCCCACTCAATCAGCGTGCCGACCGTCACCTCACTGGCCGATTTTCCGAATGAGTGCCACTTTTGCGGCATGTGCGTGTCGTCGTGGGCCGGGCACTGTGCCGACCATGCGTGCCATAGCGCATACCCCGCATCTGTGCCACCGCTGGCATGATGCACGCCCATTCCGACCCTGATCCACCGCTCATAGTCGCGGCCACTGTTGCGAATCGCCATCACGATCCCGGTCAGGTCGTCATGGCTGTAGTCGATTGCAGCGCCGTCCAGCACAAACCGGGTGCGCTCTGGGCGGTCAAGCAGGGTCAGCAGTTCGGATGGGGCGTAGTCCACGTCACATGGGTGCCCGTGGATGGTCTGGTACTGTCGGCCGCTGGCGTGGTCGCAGCATGAGCCCACCACAAAACCGGTGCTTTTGAAATCAATCCCAGGATAGTCGTCCAGGCTTGTGACCAGACTCCGGCCGCGCCAGTCTGGCGGCACGAGGAAATACCAGTGCTCCCCATTGCCCGACCCTGACTGCACGATGTACGCGGCCTGGGCACGCACATGGGCCAGCTTCTCGGCGCTGGGCCATCCGCCATTACGGCCGTCCACGTCCACGACCAGCAGGCCGGACGCCGGGAGCAGCACGCCGTGGTGGCGCAGCAGTTGATTGCCAAAAAAATGCCCGGCATCGTCTTCGAGGTAATCCAACTGCTGCGCGTCAAAAACGCCCGTGTGCTGCCAATTCGCGGCGCGTGGGTGCTTGCCTATGGCGGCGCATTTGGGGTCGCCACAGGCGCATTGAAGGCCTCCTATGTGGTCTCGCGTGATGGGGTGCAGGGGGAATACGATCCAACCGGCCTCTAGGGCCTCTTTGTATGTTGTCTGCATGGGGTCGCTTACTTGGTCCGCTTGACGTAGAGGCTGGTCTTCTCGTGAGTCTTCATCGCGAACTTTTTGCGGTAGTACGACGCGTGCGAATGGATCAGGCCCCGGATGCGCTGCACGGAATCGTCGGAGGGCGTGATCAGGATGGTCTGGCCCACCCCCAAGCTGGCGAACCCGTAGCGGTCGCCTGCGGGGGGCTTGCTTGCGGCCTCAAAGTCGACGGGGTGGTCTGTGATCGAAAACTCCGGCATGTGTGCACTCCTTGCGTGATAGATGTCACAGCATAACACGCCCTTTAACCCTGTTTTTTTGGGGATAAGTGCCAAAACTTAACGCGCCGCGTTCATAGGATAGCAAAGCCTAGCTATAGCATTGCTAAAAAAGTCCTTATGAATCAAGTACTTAGATACTTAGTTCAAATAGCTGGGGCGATACAAATTTATGCGCATCCACACTTGTAGGCCCAAGACACACTCTCCCGGCCATTCGCAATCAAAAATAAACACAGTCCTTTACATCCCCCCGCACCCTTAAAAGGAGATCGTAAGATCTCTAATGAGATCTCTCTTTTTGAATATCCTATGTCCCCTCCCCTTATGAATCAAGGACTTAGCGCAGGTTTTGAAAGTGTTAGGTGATGCTATTTGAAAAAGCCAGACCAATCCGAAGGGGCTTTCTCTTGTTCACCGGGCGGTGATGGTGGCAAAATGCAGTCATCGACACACGAACTGGAGCGCAACATGCAAGCAGCCTACGAAACCGCTATCCACAACGGCACCAAGTACGTGACCACGACCAGCAAGGGCACGCAATACTGTCTCCAACGGCTGGGCGGCAAGTGGTTCGTGTCTTCTCGCCGCCTGGCGCTGCGCGGGAACACGGGCGGCGGCAAGTACTACGAAACATTCGACGATGTCCGCGCTGGCTGCAAAGCGTTTGCCGCCCTGCCGTTGACTTCGGCCATTTGACATGACCCCCCAATCCCTCATCCTCCCCCGATGCCGCGAAGACGGCGGCTGCTGGGTCTGGCTCGGGTGCGTCCAGCAGTGCGGCACGACGCCTACTTTCCGCCCGCCTGGATCAAGCAAAACCGCATCCGTGCGCCGATGGGTGCTCCAAGCCACCGGCCACGACATGACCGGCAAGCTGGCCACCAACACGTGCGAATCACCGCTGTGCGTCGCCCCGTGGCACCTCGCCGCCGTCACCCGCAAAGACCTACAGCAGCGCACCGCAGAAAATCTCCTGCTGTCCACAAAAATGGCCCGCGCAAAATCACTGCGCACCGCACGCCACGCCACCGCAAAGCTCACGCCCTCAATCGTGGCCCTGCTGGCGCAAAGCCCCATGCCCAGTGCCGATCTGGCCCGCTACATGGGCGTGCACAAGCAGACCATTGACAATGCCCTCAGCGGGCGGCACTGGCGGTCTATGTCGGCCTCGTGGTTCCCGACTGGGCTGTAGGGGCTTTGCTTGTGTCGGCGGCTGGGTGTCGCCATAATTGAGGCATCAATAACGGAGCACAAAATGATGAACCACACACGTACTCGGGGCCCTTGGTCTACCTACGTCAACAACTCAAGCGCCGTTGTAATCCGGAAGCTGTTCCCAGATGGCCAAGAATCACACTGCATCGGTGTAGTCTCATCCGGTTTCAATGACGCCCGCCTGATCGCCGCCGCGCCTGAGCTTTTGGAAGCGTTGCAGCAGATGGTCGCATGCCACGATGAGCCGACGTGCCCAGCTATCGCCGTGGCCCGCGCAGCCATCGCAAAAGCAACGGGAAGCGAAGCATGAAATACATCCCCCCACCCCACCCAGGACAAGTCAAATGGTTCTCCGGCCCGCCCCCAGAGGTGGGGTGGTGGCCTGCCGACTATCCGCCACGGGAGACAGACCTGCTCCGCTGGTGGGACGGAAAGCAGTGGAGTCTCGCCAATATGTCAGAGCGAAGCACCCCAATTTTGCTAACGCCCGCCCCTATGCAATCCGACATCAAATGGACCGCCCGCTGGTGGCTCCCAAAATGACCCTCCCCGAACGCCTAGCCCGCCTCACCGCCGACCTGCGCAGCGCAGCCCTGGACATTGCCCACTCCTCTCCGCAATGTGCCGTCCGCGCACACGTCGCAAACGAGCTGGCGGCCCTGGCTGACGAGCTGGACGACTTCAGCCTCGCGGTGGACATGGAAGACCAGACCAGCCCCCGTCACTGATGCGCTGTACAAAATGCCACCGCTACATTGACGCGCCCCATTGGCTGGCCGGTCGAGCCTATGGCCCGGACTGCTACCGCGCCCTAGCAGGTGCGCCCACAAAAATCAACAGGAAACAGGCCGGAAATGACCAAGAAACGCAAGATTTATTCGCCAGTTCGCAAGACAGACCGCAGGTGGAGCCACTGGACCGAGGCAGAATTGGTGCACATCCGTCTTTTATTTCCGAATGTAACGCTCCCAAACAGGACTCAGGAGGCCATCCGCAAGCGGGCGCAGCAGATGGGGCTGGTGAAACCCCGCCCGGTCCCGCTGGTGGAGCCGGCTGGCTTTTCGCATAGGTGGGTGCAGCAGTGGACGGCGCACGTCCCAGCTGCGCGGTCGGTTTGGGATTTGGCGAGATGACCCAGGCCCGCCGCCACTCCGCCCTTGAGACTGTCACAAGCACGGGGCTGGGCTTTGTCGTGAGCTGGCTTGCCACGCCGCCCATCATGGCCCTGTTTGACGTGCACACGTCGCACACTCAAGCGGCCGGGATCACCGCGATCTACACCGCGCTGAGTCTTGTCCGGGGCTACATCGTGCGCCGCGCCTATAACCACATGGCGCACTAGGGTATTGCAATCGACCGTGTTTTGTCGGTTATGATTGAGCCATCGACACACACCAGACGGAGAAGATCATGCAAGCTACCTACGCAGTGACCAATGCCTATGAAATCAAGGACGACCTGAAATCTTCGGGCGCCAAGTGGGATGCGGCAAAAAAGGCTTGGATCATTGCCCAAGCTGCACTCGACAAATTCAACGCACGCACGCAAGCCTACGGAATGCGTTGGTGCAAAGGGTGGGCAAAGGCTCAAGTCGAGGCAGTGCAACAATAACCCCGGCCCTCCGGGGCCACCCCCATAAAACAAGGAGCCCCCATGCAATCCCCAGTCAACCGCGCCGAGCAGTCGCACCTTTCCGACTTCGCCGCCCACATCGCCCCAATGTCGGCACCATTGCCGCACCCCGTGCTGCGCTATCACGAAACGCACGATTACAAAGCAGCCCGCAAGGTCTGGTGCGCCCTAGCGCTGTTTTGGGTCGGCATTGTGGTGGGAGTGGTGACATCATGGTAAGCGCCTACCTCGTGACCCTGCCGCCCGGCGTGGTGCCGAACCAGGCCGTATTTCTGGACTGCGCAAAAGCCGTGGACTATGCGGCCAGCCATCATGGATCTGGGGCGGCGCTGACGCTTTTGGAGTCGCTCAACAGGATGCGGGCCGAATTGGAATCGTTGAAAGCGCAGCTAGACGCGCTGCGGGTATAATCCCGCGCAGCCCTTTGATGGGCTTTCAGATCAGCGGCGGCGTGGATGGACACGCAGCGTGGAACCTGCGGGATAAATGCACCAAGGCCCGCGGCGCGGTGCAAGCCGGTATCAAGCCCGGCCCGCTGATCTGAGAGTGAAAGCTGGATAGCGACCAGCAATAAGGCCGCACATTTGCCTGTGCGGTGCTTACGATGAGGCAAATACTCAGGATGGCTCATACCAACGGGATACGGCCAAGAAGTGTGTAGGCATACATGCGGCAACCGTTGACTGCGTATACCCCCATCCAACTTGGAGATCGCTGCCAAGCACTCTCGCTATCAACTCAACCGGAGCAAGAAATGGTTAAGAAAACCACACGGGGATCATATGCCCCAGTAATGCAAGACTTAGTCGGCCGCACATTCTCGGAAGTGACATCAACATCCGACACTATTTCTCTGAAGTGTGCCGATGGAATTTTTACGTTTTACCATGAGCAAGATTGCTGTGAAAACGTCGAGATCGAATCCATCGTCGGAGACTTGCAAGACTTGGTCGGAGAGCCCATCCTTCTCGCCGAAGAGTCGGCCGGGAGTACCCCGTCAGGATATGAATTTGCCTATGAGCCAGAGAGTTTCAAATGGACGTTCTATAAATTCGCCACTCGAAAAGGCTATGTGGATGTGCGATGGCTTGGCACATCTAGTGGCTATTACTCAGAGTCTGTGAGTTTGGGGTACACCCCAGTTGGTTCATAATGCAACCCCCCATCACCCGCGACGCCGTTTACCGCGCCATCTACGAGCACGGCCCCATGACAGCCCAGGAGATCGCCGACACGACCGGCATCAAGCGCGGCAAGATCAACGGGGCGCTCAACAAATCCCCGCTAGGCCTGTTTTACATCTCCGCCTGGCGCCGCCAAGACCCCGGCACAAAGGGCTCCGTGTCGCCAATCTACGCCATCGGGCCGGGCAAAGACAAGCCCCATCCGGGCCGCATTGAGCACAAGGAGCGCTGCGCCCGGTACCGGGATCGCAACAAGGCCATCATCCGTGTGCGCGATACCAAGCGCAAAAACCCGGCAAAACTGGCAAATCCATTTCATCAGCTTTTGGTGCTATCATCCCTCTAACCACTTACTTGCGCGGGGATGCCTCCGGCCCCTAGTCCTCGGGAGAGGATGCAAGTGTTGAGCGCTGCCCCCGCCAGCGTATTAAGTGGAGCGGGGACTTTTCAACAAGGGACGGATATGACAGACAATCGCGAATATACGGGCGGCAGTGTCAGCTACTACCGCGTGCGAGTTGAGGCCCCATTGTCGGGCGATCCCGCATACCACGCCGAATGCAACGACATTATCGAGGCGCTGGGCATGAATTACGCCGAAGCCAGCGCATTCAAGGCCATCTGGCGATCCTGCGCGGCCCGCACTTTGGGCTTGGCAAAACGCGGGTACAAAGATGGACTATATGACGCCGAAAAGGTGGCTTTCTTCGGAGGCCGCATGGTAGCGCAAGCCAAGTCGGCACCGCAACTCGGCGTCGAATGGATCGAAAACACCGGCGTTCCACCATTCAACAAAGGCGAAATTGAATATGTCCTGCGCGATGGCGTCATTGACCATGCCGCCGCCGACAAGTGCGACTTTGCCAAAACCGGCCGCCCCAGCGATATAATCCGCTATCGCTACATCTGAGCCATACCATGCCCGCCGGTCATCCCTTCGACTATTGCCAAGAAAAGCAAGACCTCGCCGACGCATACGTGGCGGGCGGCTGGATTGAAGCGGGCGATGCCATCCCATCTATGGCCGGTCTGGCCATCTACATCGGCCAGGCTCGGCGCACGGTTTACAAGTGGGCCAAAGAGTATGAGGCCTTCGCAGAAACTCACGAGCGATTGATGGGTGCGCAGGAGCGCGAGCTTTTGAACCAGGGCCTGCGCGGCAATTTCAATGCCCCATTGGCGAAGATGGTGCTTGGCAAGCACGGCTATTCTGATGCCGTGACGCAGGATCATAAGTCTTCGGATGGTTCGATGAAGCCCACGGCCCCGGTATATAACATCGTCCGAGAATGAGCTTCGCTGTCGATATTTTCCCGGCCTACGAGGAATATCTACAGCCAGCGCGGTTTAAGGTGGCCTTCGGAGGCCGCGGATCGGGGAAAACTAGAACCTACTGTTCTATCCTCCTAAATAACGTCCTGTTTTACGGATGGCGCATTGTGTGCTTCCGTGAAATCATGGAAAGCATCGCCGACTCGGTGTATCAAGAGTTTGTCGAGGAAATCGAGCGCCGAGAATTGGGCGACCATTTTTCGATCCTGAAGACCCACATTGAATGCCCCAGCAACGGGGGCATTATCAAGTTCTCGGGTCTCAAGGCCAGTTCCAAGCGGCTGGACAGTCAGAAGCTCAAGGGCTTTTCACACTTCGACGCGGCCTGGCTGGAAGAAGCCAATTCAGTAAGCGCCGAATCGTGGAACGCCCTGATCCCTACCATGCGCAAACCCGGCTCTGAAATCTGGGTTTCGTATAACCCTGGGTCGGTGCTTGAGGCCACGCACAAACTGTTTGTGACTGAGCGGTATTTCCCAGACTACGAGGGCGACCGTCGATATTGCATCGTCAAGAAGATCAATTACACCGACAACCCGAGATTCCCGGCTGAACTGCGCGATCACATGGAGCAGATGAAGGCGGCGGATTTTGACGCGTACCAGCACATATACGGCGGTGAGCCCATATCGAATGACTCGCTGGCTGTCATCAAAGCGTCGTGGGTCAATGCGGCTGTTGACGCACACGTCAAACTAGGGATTGTGCCAAGTGGCCAGCTTGAGGCGGGTTTCGACGTGTCCGACGATGGGCCAGACGCGAACGCGCTGGTATGGCGACAAGGGATTGTCTGCCAAGGCGTCGAGGAATGGAAAGACAAAGACCCGGTGAGCGCTGCAAGCCATGCCCATACCCGGTGCTTGGAACTGCGCATTCCCATGCTGCGATATGACGATATTGGTGTAGGGGCCGGGGCAAAGGGGCGGTTCAACCAGCTTGAGCATGAACTATTGGCATCTGGTGCCCGTGGCTTTCAACGCGTGACCGCCACCGGCTGGACTGCTTCGGCGGCTGTGCGTCACCCTGACAGCGAATACCTGCCCGGAAAGAAAAACAAGGATATGTTCGTCAATCTCAAGGCGCAGACTTGGTGGCTGGTTGCTGACAGATTCCGCAACACCTACAACGCGGTCAACGGGAAAACCTACGACCCGGAGAAGCTAATCAGCATCTCGTCGTCGGTGGCCCACCTAGACAAACTCAAGGCCGAATTGAGCCAGCCGCAGCGCGACTATGCAAACGGCAAGGTCAAGGTGGAATCCAAGGCCGATATGAAAAAGCGTGGTGTGGCTTCGCCCAATTTGGCCGACGCGTTCATCATGGCCTTCGACGAATCCGGCTCGTTTGACCTATCCTCCCTCCTGTGACATAATCCCCGCAAACCCATAGGAGCCCACACCATGCCGATCCGCGACGTATTTTCCCAAGAACTCATCAAACGAGGTGTTTTGGATGAGGCGGGGGTGCCTGTTGCGGGTGGCGGCTCGTCCTCTGGTGGTGTGGCTGCTGCCATCCTGGGTATGGCTGCGTCAAACCCATTGCGCGTAGGGATTCGGTCGTTCAAAAACTCATGGTCAAATTACGGAGCGGGCCAAACACCGGTGACAGTATCCGTGCAGCCTGGTGGGCGAGTGCAGTACGAGGGTCTTATTAAACCCGGCGTGGCTTTCGCAAACCTCCAATACATGCTTGAGCTGCCAGTCGGTTTTGAGCCTGACTTGCCGACGCGCAATATTGGTATGGTTGTGGACTCCGGAAACGGCAATATCCAGCGCGTTGTGGAATTTGAAATGGATGGCATTGCCACCACAAACCCAGCGCTCAAAGTCGAGGTGACTGGTGGCACTGTTCCCACATCTGTCGCGCTCGCTCAAGTGCAAGCGTCAGGATACTCATCGGTCCTGTCTGCTGCTATTTACTGGCGCAACACCACGGACTCGGATGATGTGGCTGTGCTCGTCCCTCCTGCCGTGCTTGCGCCAGGCGCGACCGTAAAAGTCGCAATCTGGTGTCACGGTACTGGAGACGATTACATGAGCCACATCAGCGACGGTAATGCTGGATTTTCGTCAAATTTGAATAGGCCAATGATTCGCGGGCTGCTGGGTGACGGTTGGATTGTTGTGGCTTGCACGGCAACATCAACGGCCCACTGGGGGAATCCAAACGCGTGGTTGGCTCAAAAGAGGGCGATTGACTGGATCAAGTCGTGGTTGACCATCGGGAAAATCGCGGCAGTCGGGCAGTCAATGGGTGGCTTGATGTCGCTTCGGGCGCTGGTCGAATACCCGGAAATCAAAAATTGGTACGGCATCTACCCGGTCGCCGATTTGCAGTCGGCAATGGGTGCATCAATCCCAGCAACCATTGCCAGCACATTTGCGCCATTCGGCGGTCTGGCTGCCAATCTGACTGCATGTAATCCAGTCAGCTTTGGCGCCAGCAAATACGCTGGTAAGCGTCTGCTGTGCACCGCATCTGCTGCTGACGCGCTCGTGCCTAAAGCGGGCAACGCCGATGCCATCGTTGCATATGCCGCGAGCGGCGGGGCCTCGGTTGCATCAGTCACCGCGACGACTGGCGATCACGGCAATGCGTCCAATTTCACGGCCCCAATCGTGACCGCGATGCTTGCTCACCTCAACGGCTAAGGACCAACCATGCGCCACATCATCACCATCATCCTCACCGCCCTGGGACTGTGCGAGGGGCTGCTGCGTCAAGCTGTGGCGACGGCGCCGCAATGATCCGCAAAGGCTGCGCCCCCCGCCTGATGCTTGAGGCCCTGGCCGCCGCTGGTGGCTCATTGTCTGAGCTTCGGACGGGTGGGGCGCGGGACGACAACTCGCGCTCGGACCTCATGCGTGCAGGTCTGATAGAGCGCGTCTACGTGCTCACCGATGCGGGCCGAGATGCGCTGGCTCATGCTGACGATCCAGCGCCACGCATGCCCCGCAGGGCCATGCCGCGCATCGATCCAGCCCGCATTGCCACGGCGGAGCTTGCGGCGATGTGGCATGGCTACCCACCCATCACTGACCCATCCGAAATCCAAAAGCTGCGCGACTCTCTGCAATGACAGATCAAACCAAAACCGACGGCGCCTACGCAAACGTTTTCCTAAACGTGGGCAATTCCCGCGACCGCAGTTCATTCAGCGGCCCGAATCTCACTGCCCGCAGTTTGGGTATGTCGGAATTGGATTCGCTGTATGTGAATGACGGTTTTGCGGCCCGCATTATCGACACTCACGCCGACGAGATGGTGCGGCGCGGGTTTGAGGTTGAGGGGGTGGATGATGATGCCGTGATGGCGGCGCTTGAGGGCCTGAAACTAGATCAAGCCCTTGGCAACGCACTCAAATGGGCCGATCTTTACGGCGGCTCGATTGTGGTCATGCTCATCAATGATGGGCAGGATTTTACCCAGCCGCTCAATCCTGAGAATGCCAAGGAGATTGAACAGTTGCGGGTGTATGACCGTTGGCAAGTGTCGCGCCATGCCAAATACACCGACCCAATGGATAAGCGTTTTGGGCAGACTCAGATTTACATGATCAGCCCGCTGACCGGGGCGCCATATTACGTCCACGAATCTCGCTGCATGGTTTTCGACGGTGCGAACGTGCCAGACCGCGTGCGCGAGCAGAATGACGGCTGGGGTGGGTCTGTGCTGCAAAAGTGCTATGACCAACTTGTTCGCCTGAATATGGCTCACATCTGGGCCAATGCCCTGATGGAGCGTGCGCAGCAGGCAGTGCATGGGATTCCGGGGTTGACCAACATTCTCCGCGCTCCCGGTGGCGAAGCCCTCGTGCGCCAGCGCATCGACTTGGTTGACATGGCCCGGGGGATCAATAACACCGTCGTGATCGACGGCGAAGAATCCTACGACCTCAAAAGCACCGCGCTCACGTCTGTGCCTGATCTGATGGACCGACAAGCCGATGCCCTGTGCGCGGTCACGGGTATGCCAAAATCACTGCTGATCGGGCAGCAAACTGGCTCCCTCAATTCTGGATCGTCCGATCTTGAGAACTGGTACGCCCGCATCGGGCAGCGTCAGCGCCAGGCTCTTGCCGCCCCGGTGGATCGCATCGTGGGCATTGTGCTGCGTCAGCTTGGACTCTACACCCCTGACTACCGAATCAAGTTCTGCCCGCTCTGGGTGCCATCCGAAAAAGACCGCGCTGCGACCGACAAGACCGAAGCCGAAACCGCCAAGATTTACCATGACATGGGCGCGCTGGATGCGTCCGAGATCCGCATGGGCTTGGAGCACAAATATCACATCGACCCGGTGGAGCAGGTAATTGGCGAAGAAGACCCTACTGAACCCGCCTGACAGCGCCGAGCGGGAATACACCCGCGCCCTGCTGCGCCTGTCGCGCCAGATTCGGGGCGACGTGACGCAATACCTCCTGCCCCAATTGCCCCGCCTTGTGGAGCAGGGGCAGCGGGAGTTGCGTGGGGATTCGTTTTCGTCTGACCTTGCCGCGCTGCTGCTTGAACTGGCGCAGCTTGCCCTGTCGCTTGTCAATGTGCAGGTGGCCACGTTGCCCGGCAGGTTTGAGGCTGTGTCCAAGTGGAACGACACGCAGTTTCGGATGGTCGTCAAGGCGAATACCGGGCTTGACGTGCCCGATGTCGTGGAGCGTCCCGGTCTGGGTGTGAACGTGTTTCGCAACGAGCCATTTTTGCAGCCGCTTGCCGAGAACTGGGTCAAGGCGAACACCGACCTTATCAAGACTCTGCCAACCAAGCTGCACACCGACCTAGAGGGGATCATTCGCCGGGGCGTGATGAATGGTGCAAGCGTCAAGCAATTGACCGAGCAGATCAAACACCAATATGGCGTCACGGATTACCGGGCCAAGCTGATTGCGCAAGACCAGACGTTGAAGCTGAATGCTGACCTGACAAAATACCGGCTTGAATCCGTGGGGGTCAAGCGTTTTGTGTGGCGCAGCGTGCAAGACAGCCGGGTGAGGCCTGAGCATGTTTACCTCAACGGCAAAACATTTGCCTTTGACAAGCCACCCAGCGAAGGCCTACCGGGCCAGCCGGTGCGCTGCCGGTGCCGTGCCGAAGGGGTTTGGGAGTAATTGCCAATACCCGTCGAATATGGTATAAATGCCGCATGATCGTTACCCGCTATGACCGCGCCACAATCAAAGCCCGCCGCACTGACGAGGGTTTTATTGTAGACACGCCCATCGTGGGCCGGGTGGGTATTCAGGTCTACCAAAATGCCGACGGGTCTATCCGCCGAGAGTTTCGCCCACCGGAGGAGGTTTTCCACCCCGATGCGCTGGCATCTATGGCGGGTAAACCCATTACCGACGATCACCCCAGCGAACCCGTCACCTCGAAAAATGCCAAGGCTTTGACCATCGGCGTGATTCAGGGGGAGGGTAAGCAAGATGGCGATAATGTGGTCGCCCCTATCGTCATCCATGACGGTGACGTGATCGACAAGATCACCAACGGCGGCAAACAGGAATTGTCGCTTGGCTATCGTGTCGTGCTCGACATGACGCCCGGCGAGTGGAATGGCCAGCAGTATGACGCCATCCAAAAGGATATCAGGGTCAATCATTTGGCCCTGGTGAAACGAGGCCGGGCAGGTAATGCCCGCCTCAATATGGACGGCAGTGATGCCGTTGTTTTGACCCAAGACGAGGAAACGATGCCTGAAAACCTGAGCCGTATTCGGCTGGATAACGGCCTGGAGTATCAGGCCGCTCCCGAAGTGGCCGTGGCTTTTGACAAGCTGCGCGCCGATCATGACCAACTCAAAGCCGACGCCGACAAGCTCGCCGCCGAGCGCGATGCCCTGAAGGCTGGCGCCGTGGATCTGGCTCAAGTCAAGGCTGACGCCCTGACCGAAGCCCGCGCTGAAATCAAGGCCCGCGCCGCGCTGGAAAAGGCCGCTGAAGCCTTCAAGGTGGACTGCACCGACCTGAGCGACCGCGCCGTCAAAGAGGCCGTTATCAAGGCCGTGCGCAAGGATGCCGACCTGTCTGCCAAGTCGGACGCCTACGTCGATGCCGCCTTTGACCTCGCCGTCGAAGCCCGCAAAGATGCCGCTGTGGCTTCGCAGCGTGAGGCAGGTGTGCGTGGTGATGCGGCTCCTGCCATCTCCTCGTCGCGTCAAAAGTACCGTGACCACATGAATTCTCTGGGCAAAAAGGACTAAGCCATGCAAAGCACCATTTCTCAATACGGCGCGGCCGCTTTTGCTGGCATGCTGGACGGCATCGGCGAAAAGAACGTGCTGTCTTACGCATCTGAAGAAGCCATTCCCTTCGCCTACCCGGTCATGCTGGGCACCTCGAAGGAAAAGCAAGTCAAGAAGGCCACTACCGGCGCCGCCGCCGTGGGCTTCGCTGTCGCCGATGGCGCCCGTGAGCAGACCTCTGCCGGTGTCGTGCAGTACAACCAGTTTGAAACGGTCAACACCCTGACCCGTGGTCGCTTCTGGGTCAATACCAACGACGCTGTCGTAGCTGGCGCTGTCGCCAACCTGGTGACCGCCTCCGGCAAGCTGACCGACGAAGCCGTGGCCGCTGGTACCGAAGCATTCACCCAGATCACCGTGCGATTTGTCACCGGCACCACTGCCGCCGGTCTGGCTCTCGTCGATGTCAAGTAATAGGAGCACACAATGCCTGAAATGAACTACGACGCCGCCGACCTGCGTGCCATTGAGGCCAGCGGCCGACTGGACGCCAACGAATCGGTGTTTTTCGCCCGCCAGCTGGAACACATCCGCTCGCAGACCTACGACATCAAGCGCGCCAATCTGTCGGCCCTGAACCTGATGCCTGTTGACACTTCGATCCCCGAAGGCGCCAGCACCATCACCTATCGCCAGTTCGACACGGTTGGCATGGCCAAGGTCATCGCCAACTATGCCAACGACTTGCCCCGCGCCGATGTGGTGGGCAAGGAATTCACGTCGCCCATCCGCTCGATCGGCAACGCCTACGGCTACTCGACCCACGACATCCGTTCGGCCGCTTTTGCCGGTGTGCCCCTGAGCGCCAAGCGCGCCAGCGCTGCCAAGCGTGCCCACGATGAGAAGATCAACGCTCTGGCCTTTTCGGGCGACACTGAGCATGGTCTGCCTGGTCTGCTGACCAATGCCAACATCCCCAGCGTCACGCTGGCCGCTGACGGCACCGGCTCTAGCAAGACCTTCGCCAGCAAGACCGCTGACAAGATCGTGCGCGACATTTCGGCCCTGATCAACACCATCATCACTCAGTCGAAGGGCATTCATGCCGCGACCGAAGTGTGGATGCCGATCAGCCAATTCGCCCTGATCTCGACCACGCAAAACAGCGTTGCAAGCGATACCACGGTGCTGGCCTTCCTCAAGTCGGTTTTCCCCGGCGTGACCTTCCGAGGCGTGATCGAACTGTCTGGCGCGGGCGCCAGTGGCACCGATCGCATGATCGCCCTGGAAAACAGCATGGACAATTGGCAACTGAACATCCCCATGATGTTCCGCCAATATGCCCCGGAGCGTGAAGCCCTGGACTTCACGGTGGCTTGCGAATCGCGTTTCGGTGGCGTGACCATCGAATACCCGCTGGCTTTTGCCCAAGCCGACGGCATCTAAGCCAAACCGGCTACAATGAGGGGGCTTCGGCCCCCTTTTTTATTGCCATCAACCGTAGGATAATCAACCATGCTCATCAAAAACATCTCCGCTCGCCCCCATTGGATTGGTGACGTGTGTATCGCGCCTGGCGCCGATGCGGCCGTGCCTGAATCGTGGCGCGGTGCGCTGAATAAGGATGAGCTGATCGAGGTAGTTGAGATGGTGGCGCCGGCTGTGGAGGATGAGTCGCAAGACGACGCGCCAGCCGACGCACCCAAGCGCCGAGGCCGCCCCCCGAAAGTCCAAGCATGACGCCCCTAGAAGCCTTCCGCATCGCCGCCCCTGAATTCGCCGCCGAGTCTGACGCGACGGTGAATCAATATCTCACGATGGCCACGCTGTATATCAACGTGGCCGGGTATCCCGTTGACGCACAGCCGCTTGCCCAAGCGCTCAAGGCCGCATCGCTTATGGTGCTTCGCAAGACCTCGCTCACGGGCGGGTCTGCTGGCGGGGCCGTCATCGAGGAGCGCGAAGGCGACCTGACGCGCAAATATTCGGAGGCCTCTAGCAGCACGATCACCGACATCTATGCCGACCAGCTAGACAAACTGGGGCTGGCTTATTTCGGCCTGGGGATCATGACGAGATGAGCACGAAGGACATTGATCGGGGATGGGCGCGGATTCGGCGAGAACTGGCGAAAGCCAACAAGCTGGAAGTCGCGGTCGGCATTCTGGAAGGCTCCAAAAACGCCGACGGCTACGCCATCGCGGAATATGCAGCCGCGAACGAATACGGCACTGAGAATATCCCTGATCGTCCTTTCATGCGGACGACGTTCGACGAAAACCGCCCCGATATTGAGCGCGATATGCAAGCCCAATATGGGGCCGTGTGCTCGGGTGAGCGCACCGCCCGGCAGGCGTTGACGGTCATCGGCATGCGGCACGTTGAGCGCACGAAAAACACGATCACCAACCGCGACTTTCTGCCCCGCCTGGCCGACTCCACGGTCAAAGCCAAGAAGGGCAGCACTAAGACTCTGGTGGACACGTCAGCCATGGTCAACGCTGTGCAAATCTCCGTGAGGCCCAAAGAGTGACCTTCCGCATTGCCAAAAGCATCCTGACCGAAACACCCGGCGCCTACGTCGATGGCGTCTGGGTGGCCGGTGTGCGCTCGTCCGGGGCCATCTATGCAAGCGTGCAGCCAATCGTGCAGGGGCAGGATATGCAAGCCTTGCCCGAGGGTCGTCGCTGGTCTGATTACGTCAAGGTCTACACCGATACCAAGCTGCAAACGGTCGAAGACGGCAACGGCGTGCAGCCCGATTTTGTGGTGCATGAGGGATGGGCCTATGAGCTTGTGAGCGCTTTCCCGTACCGGTCAGGTGTGATCAGTCACTACAAATACCATGCCGTCAAGTCATTTGCCGTCACCAATGTGACCGACTGGACAAGCGGCGCCATCGTCAGAAAGTAAGCCATGTCGTCTAACATCAATGCAGCCATCCCCCCACTTGGTGCGGCCACAACTTCGGGCGTGCGGGCCAATTTCTCAGCTGCAAAGACTGAAATTGAGGCTCTGCAAACCCGCACGGGGTTTGTGGATTACAACGACCTGACGACCAGCACCACGCCCATCGCGGTGGCGGCATCGACGTGGACGAAACTCACGAACGACAAGGCCGGGGCGAATACCAAGATTGACGCCTTGCCCTCCGGTGTCACGTCGGTGTGGAACACCACGACGAATCAGCTTGACCTGTCACAACTGCCCATCAATACCACGCTCGAAATCCGGGCTGATATTGTGGTGACGACGACGAGTGCAAACCAGATCGTCAAGACTGATATTCGGCTTGGCATCGGGTCTGGTATTGAATTCACGCTTGAGAACAGCGAGACTCAATTCAAAACGGCCGGAGCGCACAAGATGGTTGTCATGTCCGGGTTTTACATCGGCTCCAGCACTGTTCGCACCACGCCGGGAGAACTCCGAATCTGGTCTGACGCCACGGCATCGGTCAAGGTCAACGGCTGGTATATCCGCATCGTGAAGGCGCTGTAATGGACACGCTCAAGCCAGACCTGTACGAGCTTGTGTCGGCTCTGGCCGGTGAAACGGTGATTTGGGCTGACCAGAATAGCCCACGCCCTGCGCTGCCCTACTGGACAATGCGGCTAAACGTCATCCCGACTTTGGGTAGCGCGGGGTATAGCCAAGGCGTGACCGTAGACGGCGACCAGACCATTTACCGCACGAACGAAGGTACGCTAGCCCTGCAACGATTCGGCGCCGACTCTGAAATCAAGTGCCATGCGCTGAAATCCGATCTAGACCGCATGACCGTGATCGCGGCATGGCGTTCAAAGAAGATCGCGTGTTTCAAAACCGGCCCGGTCAACAATATCACGCTGAAACTCGACAATTCGACGATGGAGCCCCGCGCCGCCGTTGACCTGTTTATCCGATTCGGCACCCGAGTGCTGGATCGTGTCGGCATCATTGATACTGTCAGCATCAAAGGCGAATACCCCGAGGCTGAGTCGGCATCGGTGATTGATACTGTGGTGGCGAGTGGTGTTGTCTAAATGCCCCATTTCTGCTATAAATACCCCCATTGAATAGGAGCCAAGATGGCATCGCTTGACGATATCGTAAACGTGCAGATTGCTCTGCAAACCACGGGCGTGACCCGTGGTGAATTCGGCGTGCCCATGATCGTGGCCCCGATGATGAATTTCACTGAGCGCGTGCGCGTCTACACCAGCTACGCCGCCGCCGCCGCCGACAAACTTCCGCCCTCGATGCTGACCGCGCTGTCGGACTGCTTCGCGCAAACCCCGCGACCGAAGAAGGTCAAGGTCGGCCGTCGTTCGGTGCTCAAGGCTGTGGTCGAAGTGTCAGAACTGCTGAATCTCGGCACCTACACCATTTCTACCGACAACGGCGAAACCTACAGCTACACCGCTGACGCCAGCGCGACCGCCGCTGAAATCGTGGCCGGTCTGGCTGCTGCGATCACGGCTGACACGAACGAAAAAATCACGGGCACGGTTGCGGGCAACACTTTGGAGCTGGCCTACATCTCGCAGACCGACCGCGTGGGCGTCACGCTGGGCACTGGCTTGGCTTGGGGCCTGATCTCGCCGCTGTCGGCGTCTACCGCTGTGGCCGATGACCTAACCGCCATCCTTGACGAAGATGCGACTTGGTATGGCCTGGTGATGACCGAACGCGTCAAGGCAACCCAACTGGCTGCCGCTGAGTGGACTGAGGCGAACGAGAAGTTGTTCATCACCGCGACGGCCGACGCCGACGTGCTGGTGCCTTCGACCACGACCGACCTCTTGAGCACGCTCAAAGCCACGCGATACTATCGCACCGCCGCGCTGTATCACACCAATGCCGCGACCGAGTACCCCGACGCCGCATGGGCTGGCCGTGTGTTTACCATCCAGCCGGGCGGCGAGACTTGGGCGCTGAAGGGCCTGTCTAGCATCACCCCTTCCAAGCTGACTTCGACCCAGCGCCAGACCGTGCAAAACAAGGGCGGCAACGCTTTCGAGTTCTACCAATCCGACGTTGCCCTGACCGCGCCCGGCAAGGTTTCGGCGGGTGAATGGATCGACGTGATCCGATTCCGCGACTGGCTCAAGGACACGATCCAAGTCAATATGACCCAGATGCTGATCAACCGCGACAAGGTGCCATACACCGATCCCGGCATTCAGCTTTGCGTGTCCAATCTGCGCAAGTCGCTGCAAGAGGGTCAAAACGTGGGCGGCATCGCTCCCGACGAACTCGACTCAACCGGCGCCACTGTGCCGGGCTTTGTGATCACTTACCCCATCGCGGCCGATCTGGCATCCAGCGTCAAGGCCACCCGCGTGCTCGCGCTGGGCTTCACGGCCCGCATTGCTGGTGCCATCCACGCTGTCGATGTGACCGGCGCTCTGGCCTACGAACTGTAAAAGGACACTGACCCATGCCAAGCAAAGTAGGCTCCTACGATCCCTCCCAGGTTATCGTGACCGTGGGCGGTGTGATTCTCTCGGGCTGGTCGGACGGTGATGCCATCATCGCCCGCCGCAACGAAGAGATGTATTTCACCAAGACCGGCAATGACGGCACCGTGGGCCGCGCCCGCAATGCCAACAAGTCGGGCGAGTTTGAATTCAAGCTGCTGCAAACCTCCGAGGTCAATGCCCAGCTTTCCACGCTGGTCAATGCCGACGACCTGCTGAACGACGGCAAGGCCCTGGTGGCTATTTCGGTTCTGGACGGCTCGGGCACATCGCTGGCTTCGGCCACCCAATGCTGGGTCAAGCAACTGCCTGAGATGACCTTCGGCAAAGAAGTCGGCGAACGCACTTGGATTTTCTCGGCTGCCGATATGCGCATGTTCATCGGCGGCAACTGAGCCCGCGCAGCATGAAACAAAGGGGCCTCATGGCCCCTTTTCGCTATAATGGCCCATCGTTTCGGAGATAACCCAATGGATCAACAGACCTTCATCATCGGCAATCGAGAATTTACGTGTGTGCGCATGAACGCATTTGCGGCCAACAAACTCATGATGCGCCTGCAAAAAGTCGCCCTGCCGGTGATTGGGACGTTGATGGGTGGAGGTCAGGCGATTGGCGACATGGACGTGTCCAAAGCCGCCCGCATCATCTCGGAGAATATCGACGAGTCGGTGATGGACAATATCGTTTTGCCGATGTTCAATGAGGCGAAGGTTTACGCGGTCGAAGACAAGAAGTTTGTCAAAGGCCCCACGGAAATCAACATGGTTTTCACGGCTGAGAATTTGTTCGACCTGTACGAGCTCATTTTCGAGGTGGGCAAGTTCCAGTTCTCCCCTTTTTTCTCGGCGCTGATGGGCCGCTTTGGAAATCAAATCGGCGCCGTGAAGAAGTAAGCATTCCGGGGGAGTTGGCCCCGGCGCTCTCGGAAGAATTGTGGATATGGCGGCCGATTCTGGCTGGCAAAGTAACCATGAAAGAAGTCAAGGAAGGCGTGGCAACAGTGGATGATTTGAAGAAGCTCAATGCACTGCTTGACATGCAATCCGACATCGAAATGGAACAGGTGAAGAAGCCATGATTGTGCGGGAGTTGATTACGAAGCTTGGGTTTAAGGTCGATGGCACGACCCTGGGCCAAGGCGAGAAGGCTGTAGACGGCTTGCGGGATCGTGCGGATCGTGCGGCCGATGCCATTCGCAATATCTTCTTCGCGCTGGCTGGTGGGGCTGCTGTCAAGTCGGTTATCGCCATTGGCGACGAGATGCAAAGCCTGCGGGCGCGCATTGGGATGCTGCCGCAGACTGTGGGGGATGCGACTGCCGCGCTGGATCAGGTGTATGAACACGCCATCTTGACCCGTCAAAGTGCAGAAATCTATGGCGCCGCATATGCCCGCATTGGCAACGCAGCCAAGAACTACATCACAGACCAAGAAAGTCTGCTGGCGGTCACCGATACCATCTCGGCGGCGCTTGTGGTGGGGAAGGCTTCGACGGCCGAGGCCAGTGCGGCCATGCTGCAATTCACCCAGGCTCTGGGCTCTGGTGTTTTGCAGGGCGACGAATTCCGTTCTATGGCCGAGGCAGCCCCGCAATACTTGGACAAGCTCGCCGAGACACTGGGCATCCCACGGGAACAGCTCAAGAAGATGGCCAGTGAGGGCAAGTTGACCAGTAAGGCGGTCATCGAAGCCACCAAGAAAATGCACGATTACTTCATGGACCAGATGCTGAAAATGCCTCTGGGCGTGGGTGATGCCATGAATATCATCGGCGTCAAGTGGTCGCGCATGATTGAGCATCTGGATCGAGAATCCATGTTCATCACCCGCATCGCGAATTTCATCCTTTCGGGATTTGACAGCATCGCGGACGGGGTCGATTGGCTCGGCGCAAAATTCAACGGGTTTTCTAACGTCGTCAGATTCGCCCTGATTGCCATCGGCGTGGCCGCTACCGCATGGGCTGCGCCGTTTATCGCGGGCGCGGTGGCCGCAGTGGTGGCGATGTTGCCCATGATCCTGACCATCGGGCTAGTCGCACTCGCGCTGGATGACCTGTATTCGTGGCTGAAGGGGGGGGAGTCGGTTATTGGGCAGTTCCTCGGGCCGTGGGCTGTGTTCAAGGTAAAGATCGAGGAAACGTGGCAGACGCTAAAGGATTTTGCAGAGTGGGTGCGAACCAAGTTCGCGGGCGTTGGCAACGTGCTGGGCGGCGTCTTCACGCTTGACACGTCGCAGATCCAGAGGGGCATTGATCAGATCAAAGGGGCCAATATGGCAGCCGCCTACAGTGCCGCACCGGGGCAGGCATTGACGCTACCGGGGTCAGCGCAGCCGCGCAGCATCATGGCTCAGACAACGGTCAACCTCACAGTCCCCCTCGGCACATCCCCCACAGATACCCAATTTTTCAGCCAAGCGGCGCAATCCGCCTTCGGACAGGTCAACAAAAACCTGGCCGGTGATTTGGGAGTGTACGCACCATGATCGGTTTGCTGTTTGGGGGTGCGCAGTTTACAACCATGTTCGGCAACGACTATGGGAACGTGGAGCTAGACGCCAATCTAGAGGAAAGCCACCAGTGGCAAGCGCAGGCGACCGAGAATCCGGTCGAAACAGGCGCCCCGGTGGCCGATCATGTGATCGAGCAATCCGACAAGCTGAGAATCCGTGGGTTTGTGTCTGACACACCTTTGACGATCTCGCCCGAGCTTGCGGGCACCATCGGCACGACGGACGCGGGCAGCCGCACGCAGCCGGTGTTTGAACTTCTTTACAAGCTCATCAAGGCGCGGGAGCCCGTGACGGTATATACCAAGCACGCGGTATATTCCGACATGGTGCTGACCAACGTGGAAATCCCGCGCACGTCGCAGACCGGGGAGGCCATCGAGTTTTCTGCCGAGTTTGTGGCAATCCGGTTTGTGCAGACCCAGACCGTAGACGTGCCCAAGGGGATCAGTGCGAAAAGCGCGTCGAAGTCTGGTGCCACGTCGAAAAAGGCCGAGCCTAAAAAGGACACGGGCAAAACTGACCCGGTGGTCAAGGCGCCTACGTCGATTGCAAGTGTCGGCGGCAAGGCGGCACTGGACTTCGCCAAACAGACCTTTTCGGACCTCATGAAATGACGACGCTATACAAATTGGCCGTCTCGACGGAAACACCAGATCAGGTCTTTTCCACAACCCTGAGCGACAACCCCTACCGCATCCGGTTGACGTGGAACGTGCGTTTCAGCTACTGGTCGCTGTCGCTTTTCGAGGCTGACGAAACCCCGATTGTGCAGGGCATCAAGCTGGTTGAAAACTACCCGATGCTGATGCGGTACCAAGACACCCGCCTGCCAACTGGGCAACTCATGGCGATTCGTGAGAGTGGCACCAACACGCGGCCGGGTTTCGACGAGCTGGGCGTCAACGTCAATTTGTACTACTACGAACCCGATGCCATCGCATCGGCCCCTGCTATCAACGTGATCGCCGCCGAAACATCGGCCACCATCGGCACGCTGTGGGATTCGGGCCTGACCGAGTGGGACGCGGGCGCTACAACGTGGGACATGTAAATGCTGTTTGATCGGGTAGCGTCACTTGTCATCGGTAAAGAGGGCAAGCAGGGCAAGGAGCTTGCGGGGCTACGCTTTGCCTTCTCGATCCAAAAGGGCGCCACAAAAAGCCCGAACAAATGCACGCTGCGGATCTGGAACGCCGCCCCCGAAACCCGGCGCCAGATTGAGGCGATCGGCAATGTGCTGGTGCTGAAAGCTGGCTACAAACAAGACCTCGGGGCCGTGCAGATTTTTGCGGGTGACGTGACCCGCGCACTCACGCTGCGCGAAGGCCCGGACTGGATCACTGAGCTAGAAATGCAGGATGGCCTGGCTGAATTCCGGGACGGCAAGGCGTCCATATCATTCGGCAAGGGCGTAGCCGCCCCCACGGTTTTGCGTGACATAGCAGGCCGTTTTGGCCTGCCAGTGCGGTCTTTCCCGGCCGGTGTGGAGTCGCGCCAATACCCAAGCGGCTTTGCCTTTGTGGGCCGGGTGCGGGATGCGATGGACAAGGCTTGCCAGTACCTCGGGCTTGAGTGGTCGATTCAGAATCGAGAAATCCAGATCGTCAAAAAGGGCGGGGTTTTCCAAAAGCGTGCCATTGTGCTCTCGCCGGATTCGGGCATGGTGGGTTCGCCCATGCTTGAGTCCAAAACCATGACCGACAAGGCTGCTGCAAAAGAGGGCATCACGTCCAAACAGAAGGGCGTGCGTGAGACTCTGAAACGTGACGATAACGGCACCATGAAGCGCGTATTGCACGTTGATGGCTACAAGGTCAAAAGCCTTTTGCAGCCCACGGTTGAGCCTGGCGGATACGTGCAAATCAAAAGCGCGGGCATCGACGGGCAGTTTTTCCGGGTCGAAGAAGTGGTGCATTCCGGTGATACTCATGGCAAAGATTGGTACACAGAATTGACGTTGAGGTTTGTCTGATGGCTGAAAATACGAGCGTGGTGGATGCGCTTTTGTCGCTGGTGCAGGCGCAACTGCTGGACGTGAATACCTGCCTGCCCGGCGTAGTGGTTTCCTATGCCAATGGCCGGGCCAGCGTGCAGCCCACGGGGAAAAAGAGATTCGCCGATGGCGACGCGCTGGATTACCCCATCATCCACGACGCTCGCGTGTGCTGGCCTACTTTTGCGGGCGGCCAAGCTGGCATCAAAGGCCCGGTGATGCCCGGCGACCGGTGCTTGCTGGTGTTTTCGCAGCAGGCCACCGATGGCACAGACGACCGGCGGATGTTTGACCTGAGCGATTGTCATGCTGTCATGTGCGACCTCGGCAATACCGGCGCAGCGACGGACAATACCAGCCTGACCATGTACTACGGCGCGGCCAATGTGCAGATTCTGCCGGGTGGGGCGATGGCGCTGAATGCGCCTGGCGGGCTGGCGATCAATGCGCCATTGCTTACCCTGAATGCCGCGATCACGCAAGGCGCCCCGATGGGCGGTGGGACAGCTACGGCATCGTTTGCCACGGATGTGACTGCTGCGGGTAAGTCGCTGGTCAATCACCGGCACAACGAAACTGGCTCTACCACGACCCCCCCTATTTGATAGAATGGCCGTATGTCAGATTTTGCGCTTGACTCTAACCATGACCTCGACGTGTCCTCGCTGGATTTGCGTCTGGTCACGGACGCCAATGCGGTAGGGCAGCAACTGCTTATCAAGCTGAAATTGTGGCGCGGTGAATGGTTTCTTGATACCGAGTTTGGCACGCCATATTTGCAATCCATTTTGGGAAAACAACTCACGCTGTCCGGCGCGATCACGGCTCTGAAGAAATCCATTCTTGAGGTGGATGGGGTGCAGGCGATTACCTCGTTTTCGTATACCTTTGACCGGCAGGCGAGAAGCTTATTGGTTTCTTTTGAGGCCAAAACACCTTACGGCATCATCGAATACCAATCATGACCCTCACATCTACCGGCTTCACCCGCCCCCGCCTGGCCGAAATCAAAGCGGACTACGATCAGAAATTCACGGACGCGCTCGGCCCGGTCAACACCGGCGCGGATGCGGTAGTGGGTCAGATCATCGGCATTTTCTCGGCCGCGCTGGATGATGCTTACGAGGCGCTGCAGGACAATTACGATGCAATGTACCCCGGCAGTGCCGAAGACACGAGCCTAGATGGCGCTGTGTCTTTTGTGGGCCTGCAACGGCTTGGCGCGACGGCCACCACGGCGGTGGGCGTGTGCTACGGCACCGAAGGCACGCTGATCCCGGTTGGCGCCACGGCTACGGCGCTGGATGGCAATACGTATGCCACCGAAGCGGACATGGTGATTAGCCGGTCTAGCGTGACGGACTGTGACATCACGGTCATCACGATCACCAACAATGCGACCTACCAAGTGATCGCGGGGGGCGTGGCGGTGACTTTCACGTCTGACCCCACGGCCACCGGAGCGGAGATCGCGGCGGGCCTTGCGGCGCTGTTTGATTCTGACCTCTACACCGCCACGACCAGCGGCGCGGTCTTGTCGCTGCGTGCGAAAGATGGCAAGTCGGCTTTTACCCTGACGGTTGACAGCAAACTGACCATCTCCAAAATCGGCACGCCTGCGGGGTTTGTGTGCACGGAAACGGGCGCGGTGGCTTTGCCCATCGGTGCCCTGTCTTCGATCAGCACGGCAATTAGCGGCTGGGGCGCGGTCAATAACCTGGCGGCCGGTGCCACGGGCCAGGCGGTTGAAACCGACGCTGAACTGCGCATTCGCCACGCTGAAAGCACCCGCGTGAGCGGGGCCGCTACGGTGCAAGCGATCCGGTCGCGCATCTTGCAAGAAGTGGATTCGGTGTCCTATGTCGCCGTGTACGAAAACCGCACGGCGGCCGTAGACTCGGACGGATTACCCGCCCATGCTGTGCAGGTGGTGGTGTCTGGCGGTTCGGATTCGGCTATTGGTGACAAGCTGTGGGAAGTCAAGCCCGCAAGCATTGAGACTTACGGCGCGGTCACGGTTGCCGTGACGGACGACAACGGGGACGCGCAAAGCGTGTCTTTCTCGCGGGCGACCACGAAATACGCATGGATTCGGGTTAGCGTCAACGTGCTATACCCTGAAGAAACCCTGACCGAATCCGCTGCGACGGCCATCCGCACGGCGGTGCTGACCACGGGGCAGGCGCAGTCTGTGGGTGAGGACATCATCACGCAACGCTATTTCGGCCCGATCTACAGCGCCACATCGGGTATCGGCTCGATCACGGTCGAGGCCGCGATCACCGATGCAGCCACCGACACGCCGAGCTATACCACGGCGAACGTCCCGGTGGGCCGCACGTCGCTGGCGGCGTTTGACAGTGCCCGTATCACTGTCGTGGGGGTGTGATGCTGGACTATCAGACCATCGCGGTAGACCGGCTGACGGGCCAGTTTGGGGAGTCGCCCAAGCTGCGCGCACTGGTGCAGGCCATCGTGTCCACGCTTGCCGATCTGGAGTCCACGGCCGACGACCTCAAGACAAAGCGATGGATTGACACGGCCGAAGGAAAGCAGCTTGACGGCTGCGGAGCCATTGTGGGTGAGCCGCGCAAGGGTCGCACCGATGACCTCTATCGGCTTGGGATCAAGTACCGCATCTTTGCCAATACCAGCCGGGGCACGCCTTCGGATTTGATCAAGGGTTTGCGGTTTCTGACCGACCCCACCGACTGCCAATATCTGGAGTTCAAGCCAGCCGGGGCGATGCTGTTCACGGACGGCTATGCGGTCAGTCAGTCCATCCAGACCGAGATTCAGGGCATCTCGCCTGCGGGTATCTCGACCGTGCCCGTGGCCGTGTCCTACCTTGCCAAGCCCATGCGGACAGGCCGAGCTACTGGGCTGTCGGAACTGTTCGTGAACGGGCAATATATGACCGCCACTGGCGCGGATTTGCAGGTCACGGGCTTGTCAAATGCCACTTCTGGGCCGGGTATTGGTGGGTTGGTGCCGTCCGAATTGGACGTAGGCGGCATGTATCTCGATATTGGGGTAGGGACGCTTGCGGTATATAATCCGAACACTTCGACCCCGCTGGGTCAATATCACTTGACGGGCGTTTATCAATGACCAGTTTTGCAGAGACATACGTCAGCTACCCGGACGGGCAGCAGAATGTAGGCCAGCCTCCTGATGCTGTGCTGGCGTCTGGTTTTGTGCCGGAAACCTCTGGGGCGCGTGGGCAGCCACTGCCCGCGCAGTGGTTCAATTGGTTGATGCAGAAACTGTTTCGCCTTGCCAATCGCGATGTGGTGGGCACGTCGGCGGGTTTGGGTTTGTTCAAGGTTGCCAATTCGGTGATCCGGCTTGAGGCATTCGACCGCGACGACCCGAACAAATACCTCGTCGCCATCGGATACAAAGGCGCACTGTCCGACGTGCATACGCTCAAGGTGGTGGCAAGCGCCACGCTCACACTCGGCACGGCCACTACGGGCGGCAATCAGCCCATTGTGGGCGGCAGCTCCAATACTGTTGTTCTGGCCATGTCGCGCCAGTTCGGAGAAATCTAAATGGCATTGACCACGACCGAAGAAGCCCAATTGCGGGCACTGATCGCGCAGCAGGCTGCGCTGCTCTCGCTGGCCTCTAGCGAATCGACCATTGTCAGCAAGTTGGGCGCCACAAAGGCCACTTTGTCCGATCTGGCTTCGGCGTCGTCGCTGTCGGACTCTGACCTGTTTTTGGTGCGGCAGGGGTCGGCGGATAAGAGTGCGACGGGGGCGGCGATTAAGGCGCTGATCTCTACGATGATCCCATCCGGGCAGTCGCCTGGCGAGGTCGCGTTTTTTGCCCGCAGCACCGCCCCATCAGGTTGGCTTAAAGCCGACGGGGCCAACGTCAGCCGTACCACTTATGCTGCCCTGTTCGCAGCCATTGGGACGACTTTCGGTGTGGGTGATGGATCTACGACATTTACCCTTCCCGATATGCGCGGCGAGTTTCCCCGTGGGTGGGATGATGGGCGGGGGGTTGATGCTGGGCGAGCGATGGGTAGTTGGCAGGATGATGCTTTTGAAGCGCATAGCCATACGATATCCACTCAAGCTGGCACAAATGCTGGTGCGAACGTTGCACAAACGGACCGAGGTGGGGCTGAATTCCGGTCTACCAGCGTCGCAGGCGGATCTGAAACCCGCCCCCGAAACATCGCCCTTCTGGCCTGTATCAAAACCTGATGTCGGATTATGCAGGATGGTTTGTGACAAACCTCACAATGTCGCGCTAGAATCCCCCCATGCCCCTCGACATCCCCCCCGAAATAAGAGACGCCGTGCCGGGCGCATCTGGCGCCGCGCTGTCATACTTTTTCACGGCTGGCGAATCTCGCCGCCGAATCGTGATGGCCGTGGGGGGCGCTGTGATGAGTTACTACGCGGCAAAACCCGCAGCAGTTTGGATGGGGTCGGTTGACCTCGTTGGCCTGGCCGGGTTTGTCTTCGGCCTGTTTGGTATGTCGATTGCCTCCAAAGCCTACGAGGGTTTTGCCGCGATCAATGCCGCCGAAATTGGTGGGGCCATCACGCAATGGGTGCGCTCCAAGCTGGGGGTGTGACCGTGGCCACACTTAGTATCTTCTGTCTCGCCGTGGTGGCCGCTATGTGTGCCATCGGGGCACTGCACCCGAGATTCAACGACAACCTTTTGCAGCGGGTCGGCATGGGTGCAATATGCCTTGCCAATATCGCATTGGCTCACCATGTCATGCAATTGGATCGGGTTGACCCGTCATGCCTTGTTCTTGCCGGGGGTATGCTTGCGTTTGCCGTGGGGACGGCGCAGAAGGTTTGTAAATAGCAACGAGGCGGCACCATGGAAATCAAGCACTTCACCCTAGATGAGTTTTGCGCATCTACAACAGCGATGCGGCTCAAGATTGACAACGGACTGCCTGAAGAAC